AGCATAATGATAGAACTGGTGCTATGAAAGCATTGGCAGGAGAATGGGCATCTCTACCTGATCCTGCTACTGGGAGATCTATGTATGGAGGTGGTAATGCATCTTCTCACACTGTAGAACAAGTTGCTTCTGCTCTGGATGCTGCTAGAGGAGGAGCACCTTTAGTTAGTGATAACCCAGACATTATGTCTCAAATGAATGCTGATGTTGCTTCTGGAAAACTCAGTGGAGTGGGAAATCCTAATAATGACACTGGGGGTGACACTGGAGTAGCACAAATTGCCCAAACACCAGAAGCAAAAAAGAATATAGCATTCCAAGCACTTCAGGATGCTATCATGGAGACTAGAAAGGTAATCAATCCTGACGGTCTTTTAGAGACTACTACCGCAACTGCCGATGCTAAAGTAAAGGCAGAAGATCAGGAAGAGGTTAAAACTGGAGAAAAGATGGTAGCGATGACAAAAGTTGCTGCTGCTGTTAGTACCCAGGCATCAAAATCAAGTGCCTCTGCATCAGGTGGAGGTGGAGGTGGTGCTACTGTAGTAGTACCAACTAATAACAAACCTGAATTGTTAGAATTTTTACCAACGTTCGGATTATTTGGAGCATCAGTATAATGGAAAAGTCAGGACAAACTGCTCTAGCAGCATTTCTCTTAGATGGTAATGGTAAAATTAGGACTGGAAAGGATGGATCGCGAAATCTTGTAGAACTTATTTCAAATATAAAGATTACTGAAAGTATTAGTAGTCCAACGATGTATGCTGAAGTGGCAGTCTTTGATGCTACTGACTTTATTAATACACTTATTGGTAATGAATTTTGGAGAATTGATCTAGAATCTGGTGGTTATAATATAACCTACATCTTCCAATGTTATGAGATTACTGCTAGGGTAAAAGCAGAGAAGAAAGAATCATATGTTTTGAAATTGTGTAGTCCTGCATTTGTTAATAATGAAGTCACTAATACTTTTGGAGCATTTGAATCTTTAGACGCTTCTGTACATGTCAAAAAGATTCTTGAAACTGTTACTACTTTGGGTGGTAAAAAGGGTGGTAAGTTTGATGCAGAACCTGCAAACAAGATGAGATTTACTTCTCCTAACTGGAGACCATACGATGCAATTAACTATATTGCATCAAAAGCAACTAGATCAGGTGGCACATCAGATAATCCTCAAGGTGCATATGTTTTCTATGAGAATGCTTTAGGTTTTCATTTCAAAACAATTGATAAGATGATTGAGGATGCTAGAGACCAAGAGAAACCGACATATGTTTACGGACAAAAAGCATTATCAGACAACCCATCAAAGAATAATTTTCTAATTAGTAAGTTATCATTCCCACATTCATTCAACTCAATAAGAAACTTGAGGCAGGGAACATGGTCGGGATATATTATTGGACTTGATCCTAGTACGTTTGGTGAATCTGTTCTCCCAACCAAGAATAAAAAAGTAACTGCACAAACAGGATACTATAATATTGAGAACACATTTAAGCGTATGTCAAAACTGGAGAAAGGCGGCAGACTCCCCATTGACACTAGCAATCCAGAGATTAAGAAACTAATTAACAACCCAAAGAGAGTACACTATAGAGCAATTCCTACGCACCTATGGGACAGTGCTAAGAGTGATGGAAGTGCTGTCCCAGGATCACGTAATTTGAATAGTTATTTGGATACTGCCGCATATAATTTTCTGAGAAAAAAATCTCTAGAAGCAATTCAATTGGAAATTACTGTACCTGGAAACTTGAATCTATTCGCTGGTACTGCTGTTTCTGTCCAGATTCCAAGAATGCAGGTTAAGAGAAAGAAAACAGAACTTGACAAAGTATACTCGGGGACCTATCTTATAGGAGGAGTTACTCACAACTATAAAGTTAGTGAACTTCAGACTACTCTGCATCTATTGAAAGATAGTATCAAAGTGGCACCGTCATAAATAATACCAAGCATTGTCCAGAGGTTAGGAATATGCAAAGAACACTAGAGCAACACATCCAGGCAGACCGCGAAATTTTGGGTAAGGATTCAACATCCCCACAACAACGTCGCCACATTGAAGGTGAACTACACGACTTGGAAGAGTATGTAGAACATCACAAGAAAGAAATTGAAGCAGGAGATCATCACGATCCAACATATTTGGAATTGTTTTGTGATCAGAATCCTTCAGAACCAGAATGTCTAGTCTACGAAGATTGACAATCTAGTCCATGGGTGTTATACTTCTCTCACAAGGGAAGTTAACCTCTTGGGTGATTAACTCAGTGGTAGAGTGACTGCTTTACACGCAGTAGGTCACTGGTTCAAATCCAGTATTACCCATTCGTAATGTAATTATTATGCAAATTATTCCAGCATTTTCTTATCCCATCCTCACGGAAGATTTTGATATTCAAGACACTGTTATTAAGAAGTTGGATCTTAATTGGGATGATGTGAAGAGAGAGGATGATGTATTCATCTATGATGGTCAATTGCCTGGTATGGAAGGATTCTATACTTGGGTTGAGGATAAGGCACAATATTTTCTGAAAGAGATTCTTGGTTATAGTAACACAATCTCTATCAATCATACCGAAGTTCAGGTATCTCAGTTAGGAACTCAAATTCCTGCTCATACATCTCGTGGAACTTATCTCACGGGATATTTTATGGTAAAGTATGATGAGAAGGAAGGTCATACTCCACTAGTATTTGAAAATCCATTCAAGAACACATATGTTCCTGTCATTGAATTGGATGAAGAGAAACCAACAATGTGGAATACTTCTAATTTTATTGCACCTGTTACTGAAGGTCAATTAATCTTGTTTCCATCTAACTTAGTACACTTCTTTCCTAAGATGGAGGCAGATGATCGTGTCGTCATCGCCTTTGATTTTGTCGCTAAATAATAATACGCTAATTAAAAAGAATGTCTGCATACGTTGACAATATTGTAGGTGAATCTTCTACCGACTTTCTAGGTAAAGATGGATTTGTGTGGTGGATTGGTGAGGTTGAAGACACCAAAGACCCACAATATATTGGCAGGGTAAAGTGTCGCGTACTTGGTTTTTACACTGGTCCCGAAGCAGGATTTCAAAAAGATCTTCAGACTAAAGATCTACCATGGGCAAATGTACTTCAACCAACTGATCAGGCAGGTATTGATGGTGTAGGTAAATCCTCGCACTCTTTACGTCCTGGTGCTATCGTCATGGGATTCTTCCTTGATGGTGAAGAAGCACAGTTCCCAATTGTCATGGGTGTACTTAGAATTAGTCAGGCACCTGGTACTAGTCTAGAAGGAAAAAACAGTACCTTCCTGTTTACTAATGCACCTAACAGAGAAGATATTAACCCAGTAAATAAGGAGTTGGGTTCTAGTTCAGCAGATATTAGTAAGACACAAACTAATACTAACTCCAATACTGTAAAGACTCCTGGAGAACCAGACACTAAGATTACTGCCAAGAGTCCAAATAGTGCAGCGCAAAAAGCACCTGCAACAGCATCAAACCAGACAAAACCAACTGTTAGATCTTCTGGCACACCTGCTGCATCTGGAGTTGGTGGACCTTGGAAAACTTTAGAGGTTAAACTAACTCAACTCGTAGAAGATCTAGTTGGTGCAGCATCATCAGTAGTGAAGAGCGAGAGTGGTGATTTTGTTGATGTATTTGAAAACAAGATCGTTAGAATGGAGGAGTTTACTGATAAGATTCAGAACTTCCTATCAGCAGTATTCTCTCAAATCGTATCGGCATTTAAAGAACAACTTACTGTAATTGCAGGGCAAGGTTTATCAGCAGCAGGACTTATTTCTCAGTTTACTGGTATTCCTTTTGTTGTTCTGCAAATTGTTCAGACTATCATTGAAGCACTATTGAGTCAAATTTGTACACTTGATGGTCTGATTAGTGACATGCTGTCTGACCCTATGAGTGTAGTCACTGACCTGATTGATGATATCGTATCTGGAGCAATGGATGCTGCCTCAGCAGCAGTTGCTGGTGTTCAGGATGTTATTAACCAAGTAACATGTTCTATTCAAAATGGTCTTGGTTTTGTCAAAGATATTCTAAGTCTGGTTAAAGCAGCAACATCTGTTATGGAAGGGTTTGATACCCTCAAAGAAGTTTTTGAGACTGGTAAGGATATCTTTACTGAAGCAACTAATGTCAGTAAACTTGACATCTCAAGTATCACTGGCTTTATTAATCTAATCTTCACTCTATTTGACTTTGGTGGATGTAATAGAAAACCAGGAAAACGAGCGCAAACAAGTAAACAATTCTTCCCATTCTTTGGTGTAACTGGATGTAGTGCTGATGATTTAGGTGGACCACCTGGAGGTGGAAAGTCATACCCTAGTTGTGGTGAATCTGGTGGAGGTGGAGGGATCATTGATTCTATTTTCAGTGATGCTGATCCATATCTAAATGCTGCAACCAGTTTTATTAACGGTGCATATAATTTACAATTAAGTACTCCTGGTAGAGAAGCGTCCATCACTAGGATGGCATCTGGTGCTACTATTACTGACGTTTCTATTGAAAACCAACAGCATGCAAAATATAAGATACTATCAAAACAAAATAAAAGTCTTGAGGATGCAGCAGCAGATGCTAAGAATCTAAACGATAGTAAAAGTGATGCTGCTGATCCTCTCTTAGGAACTAATGTTGACATCCCTGGTAATTTTACAGCGGATTTCAAAAAAGACATGTGCTATACCATCGGTAAGGATAATATCATTACCATTGATGGTGATTATCGTCTGAAAGTATCTGGAGATATGCACCTTGAAGTTGGGGGAGGATTCTTCCTTGATTGTTCGGGTGGTCCTGGTCCTGATGAGACACAAACTCAAAAATCTACTATAAACTTTGCTTCAGATTTGTCTCTTGATGTGAAGGGACACCTGCAAACTCAAGGCATTGGTAATACTGTCTGCGGCAAAGGTGGAACTAACGCTGAGATTGTTGCACCACAAGGTAATACTAAGATTGATGCTCAAGGTTATGAGATCAATGCATCGGAGATTAAGTTAACTGCTGCTAATACTATTACCTTTATTGCTCCTGCTGAGTATCACTTCATCAACACACTTAGTGGTGTCATTCCAAAGGCAAAGACTGGTATTTTTAACACTGTTAGTGGTCCTGTTGACTATGTTCTAACTCCTGCCGTTTCATTTGATCCTATCCCCAGGTTCTCTATTAACACTGTCGGACCATTCTTGGTTAACTGTGCTGCTGGTGGAGCACTATTCACCGTTGCCGCTGGTGCTTTCGCTGCCAACGTTGGTGCTGGTGCCGTTACTTTGAATGCTAGTGCTGCTTGCTCTATGACTGCTGGTGCTGCTGTGAACATCACCGCTGCTGCCATCTGTAAAATTTCTGCTGCAACCATCTTGCTAAACTGACTCAGGCATGCTATACTGGGTACGCAGTAGACCTATCTCTATGGAAGACATTTATTTGCAGCATGTTTTCGTGAACATGTCAAAGCGTCAAGTTACTCTCATAGACGATGAAGGATACGATGAGACCGTATCATGGAAGTTTGACGAAGAAGGTGCAGAAGGATTCTATGAAACTCTAGAAAACTTCCGATCCATTAACAATCCAGATCTTTTTACTTATACCTATGAAGTTGCCTCTTGATATCACATACGAAGAACTTGAAAAGAACTTTGAGTTCATTGTAGATCTATGCGGTAGTAATCTACAACCATTCAGAATCACTGCTAAAGATGGTAAAACTGTTATGTTGATTCCAGTGCAGGAAAAGACTACTATTGATCCAGAAATTGTTGAGCAAATTGAGGAGTTGAAATCAGAATGGATGCAACAAATGGATGCGAAGAGTTCATCCGAGTAATTGAAGGGACTTATACTAATAAGAAGCAAGCACAATCAGATCCTACAGGATTTATTTGGGCATGGATACAATGGATAAACCTTGGAGATTCTAAACTACAATCTCGTCAATGGTATCACCATGATGGGGAAGTTTATCGTGAACGTAACTTTATCGTTCAGAAATCCAATGACAATATTATACTAGTCAATCATACTCTAGAGTGGAAACCTGTAGGATGTGATATACAGTGGAAGGTTGCTCATGATGGATGGAAGAGTGAAGGTAGTTGCACTATTGGAGATCTTGAGGTATACTATACTGGATACCTAAGTAAAGGTCAGTATCGTTCATGGGACCGTGGGTTTGTGAATGGTAAGCAGGTAATTGGTAACACTAAAAGTGAGTTCATCTTTGACAGACAGTACAAAAAACTATAAACTGTACGACATTTCATTCGTACGTGAGAATCTTTCTGCAATTGCTGACGCAGCACTACAA